TGAAGATAGTTTTTAGCGTACCTGTTGCAGGAAATGCTGCTAGGTTTGCGTAGTTCTTTACCTGTGATGGAATGTTAATATCTATTGCCATACTAAATTAATTGTTTGATTGCTTAAAGTTGCGAATGTTGAAGTAGCTACTTGTGTTCCGTCTATTTGTAGGTTCAAAGTAGTATTAGGTAATGTAAGAGTTTCTCCACTTTGGATTGTTGCAGTATAACTTGCGTCCGTGTTTACGACAAATGCAGGTGAACAGAAAGGTGCATAGCTATCAGTATCGCATATTGTCATATCGTTAGGAACTACAACATCGAATGTCATCGTCCATCCTGCTAGTAAATTCTCGAATCGTTCTGTAAATGGTTCTAAGCTAGGGTCTGTTTCAATTACAAACTGAGCATCCCACAAATTGCCGTGAAGCATCTGCTGATAGCATCTGTTTAAAACGTGGTGTTGTGTATTTAATACGTCAAGCTCGTTGTTGTTCTCTTGGAATTGGTCTGTAACTTCAGTCTTAGAAATGTCAACGATATCCATCGCTATTAACGACACGTTAAACGTCTGCGTATTATCTTGTAGTGTAGAACTATTGACCATTATGTGCGTTAACGGAAAGATAGTCTGTTTGCTTAAATCAACTTGAAAGATATCGCCTTGAGTTACCGTGTTTACGATTTCATCATTATCGAAATGTATCTTTAACTTATTTAGTATGTCGTAAAATCCTGTCATCGTTTCATATTGCGTTCAAATTGTCTTCTTTCAATATCGTTTTTTTGCTTTTCGAAGGTGAGATAGGTGAGACACTTAGTAAGTTTGTATCTGGTAACCTCATCGAACTTTGTAATGTCTCCTTGAGCGATTGCATATATTGATTGATACCATCCCCATCGTTTGGCAAATTGAGTTGTTTCTGAAAAGTCGTTGTAAGTTTCTTGCTCTTCGTCATCTCCGTCTCCAAATAGTTCAGGGTAGCCTGTAGTAACTCGTTTCCTAAAGTCCAAAAAAAAACAGAACTTGCTAACACTACATCCAAAGGTGCGAACTTCATTAACTCCTGAAAGTCTTTGTTTGGTTCGTAGGGTAAAACATCGTATTTATCTTTTCGTGTTTTCACAATTGGTCTGTACATTACTGCCATCGCCTTGTGATAAGTTTCCCAGTCTGTAAGATGGTTTTCTAAATCCACATACTCACCGAAAGAAATATGCTCAAGCTCTGGAATAAACCCAAATTCAATCTCGCCTTCCTCTGTTGTAATTTTAAACCTGTTTTTAAACTCAGGTTTCTCAGAGAATAACTTTGTGAAGTGTGCTATTAGCTCATTTAAGCTCGTTAGCTTCATTTTAACAACGTCCCTTAGACTTATACCGCAAAAGATTTCAATCATCTTCTGAGCGACAAATTCCTCATCGTTGGAATCTGCCTGAATTTTAAGAAATTCTTGGTAATGTTTTAAAGGTATTTCACTTAGGGAAGAAGGTACGTTAATTTCTAACTTCATAATATATAAACTTATTTGTTCTTGTTTTGTTGCACTGTGATAATATCAAATGCTGCAGTTAACATTTGGAAGTGTCTCCTGATTTGCATAACGTCATCAAATACTATTCTTATTCGTTTTCCTGTACGCTGATAGATGTAGTCCTCAACTACTCTTTGCATCATCGGTAAATCATCTGATGTTGTATTGTCCATAGTTCTTTTTTAAACCTAGTGTTTCCATCTCGTGATATCTCAAAGCATCAATAGCGTGGTTGTAATGGTCAATAGGTACGTTTGTTTTCTCTCCGTCTTTCTTTACGCTCCAACAATAGCTTCTCAGCTCTTTGATTAGGTTTGTACTTTGTGAAGTTACTAAGTAGTCTTGTCTTTGCATTACATCGATTCCGAACTTGATTGAGTCAACTCCTTTGGTTACGCCTTTAATCATCTTTCCAAATCTACGAATTTCCTCTATTGATTTAGGTTCTGAACTATCTGCATAAATAGTAACGCTATTCGGTAGTACTTTTGCAATATCTGAGTTTACCATTCCTGTGCGATAACATATCTCGTTGATTATTCTTTGTCCGTTGTAATTATATATCTCGATTGCTGAGGTAGGGTCATTCGTGTATCCAAAGTCAAGTCCAATTCCTATCAACTTTGCATCGCTTGGTATCGTGTCAATCGTTTTCCAGTTGTTAAAGATTACGCCCTCTAAACTTCCTATCTCTCCAAGTCCGTAAACTCTCCACCAATTCGCCCAATAAGAACTCGTTGCTGCTTTCTCACGATTCTTTTCTATCTGAGATACGATTGATTTATCAAGAGCTTCGTTGTCTTTGTACGTTAAGATTATAAAGTCGCTATCGGGTTCGTCTTTTAGTTCTTTGTGAACCCAAAACTCATTTGCAGGATTAAAGTCTAAGAAAACTTCTCTCTTTGTACGGATTGAAAGCTCGTTGTATGATTCAAAGCTCACGTTGTTGCACTCGTTGATGTATAAGATATCACGCCTTGCTCCTCTGAGTTTAGATGCGTCATCTGCTGAGAAGAACTCCATTACTGAACCATTACCAAACTCATATCTTAATAATGTCTTGTTGAATCGGTCATCATTGTATCTACCTGTCCAACGCATTATCTTTACGAAGTCTTTTAATGCACCCCTTCTTAAATGTGGAATGGATTCTGCTACAACCGAAACTTCTAATCCTGCATCTTTAGCACACTTGTCAATTAATACAGGCAAGATACCAAACGTCTTTCCTGCTGATGTTCCGCCTTGAATTATCTTAATCCGTTTTTTTAACGAAAGAATCTTATTTATAGCAGTTGTTCTTTTAAACATACTTACTCCTCAGGGAACAATGGTTGCTCTGTTATAATCGTGCTTTCAACTTTCTCTGTGAGTCCGTTTAAGCGTTGTGTAATCGATGGATTATACTGTCCTACCATACCTCCTTCAATCTGATCTTGGCGTATTGCTTTTCTTATACGTGTACAGATGGGAGTAAATTCGTTGTATCTTTTATCAGTATTCTTAAAATAATCTTCGACACATCCTATTTCGTTATAGCAAAACAATTCAAATCCTTCTAGTGTTAATGGTCTTTCTAGTGGTTCTGCTCTCTCTTCGAACTCTTTACCTCCGAATACGCTTTTTATTCTTGGATTAGCTTTAACGTCTACTTTGTATCTTTCAAATAGAGCTTGTAGTTGTTCTGGGTTGTCTAGGTTTCTTGGTCTTCCTACTTTATTTTTCATATGTTATTTCGTGTTTTGGTTCTTTTTAAAATGGTTTAAAAATTCGTCCTCATCTATTTCCTCTACGCACATTAATCCATCGGCATTTGTCAAGTAAACCACGTAGTGATGCCCTTGCTTTGTTAGATGGTCTGTAAGAAGATTTGCTTCCGCAATCAGTTCCTTTCCGTAGTCAACTAGATAATAACCCATTTGTTTATTCTGTTATGTACTCGTTATATACTTTTTGCATTTTATTGATAATCTCCATCCAGCAAGTTGCACAAGATGTAGGTTCTCTACTGATTCCAAAGATGCGGTTGTATATCTTTAAGATTGCATCCTGCTCACTTGGTTTAATTGTTTGCTTAGTTAATACGTTTGATTCTGTTAGGTACGTGTATTCATCCTCTGTTAAACACTTAGGAGTTCTGTAAGGGAATAATGCATTGAGCTTTTCTTTACGTGCATCGCATCCGCAATCTTCTCCTGCTACAAATTTAACTAGCTTATCAATACCTGTAGCTTTTGTTATTTGTGCTACTGTGTCTCCTAATCCTGTAGCTTTCTTTTTTGGTGTTCGTTTTTCCATTGTTTATTTTTTACAGTGTTCTTTACTTAATTCAGCTAAATCATTTCTGAGAACTTTAACTTCGTTTTTTAGCTCAAAGTTTTCATTCCAAAGTTCTTTTATCTTTTGGTCTTTTCTTTCAATTTCTTCTTTTTTTTGACCGATAAATGTATTTAATACTTTTAAAACGTGTTTCATATTTATTTTATTAGTTCAAAATCCTTGTTTAAATAGTCTTGGTAATCTTCCCCTACTGCTTCCTGTAGTCTTTGCTTACATCTTTTCAATGTATGGAAGATAGAAGTGTAATGTATCTTTGTAGCCTCTGCAATTTCTCGCATTGATAGTTCCGTTTTTCTGTACAAATCAAATAGCATCTTGTCGTAATGATGCCAAGTTAATGATTCTAACTCAATCAACTTATCTACTTTGCTTAATGCTTCGTGCTTATCTAAATCCTCACTGGTATCTTGTATATTCCAAACATCTTCTAATGATATAAACTCTATTCTGTTAGCTTTGTTGGTGTCGTGAGATACATTGCGAAGGATAGTCCACATAATTAACTTGTTTATCTCTCCGTTTATGATTAGTTTATCGGCATTGCCATACTTATGAATGCGTAAGTAAGCATCCTGAACTACATCTTCAGGGAACTCACATCCAAATGTCCTGACTATTTTTAGCCATTCGTTGTGTTGTTTGCATATTTCGTTTAATAGTTCCATTGATTAATTTCTAATCAAACTTACGATGAAAATCTAATCACGTTGCTAAAAAGTTTTCAACAATAAAAAAGCCACTAATTAAAGTGGCTCTAAATCATTTAAGTAAATCTCTCTGCTGACGTAGTTGTCTAGCTTAATCACTGTGCAAAGTGTTACATCTTTACCTTGTAGAAATTTGTCTATTTGGTATTGGTGGAATCTTCCTGTACGTGTTTTGATTTCCTGCACAATTTGGTTTCGTGTTTTGTTACGAAGCAAAATCTCTAATTGCTTTCGCAATCCTCCCTCATCAATGTACATTACTAAAATGGTAAGTCCGAATCATCCATTGCATCACTAATTGGTTTACGCTCCATTGTCGCTGGTGCAACGTATGGCTCTGAGAAAGCTGCAGAAAAGAAACTACCTGCTTTACCTTGTTTAACCCATAACGCAACTTCCATTTCTTTACCGTTTACGTTTACTTTTCCTTTGTAGTCAGGATGATTCTCAGCTTTCTTGTTCGTGTTTTTAAAGATTGCTCCTGTGTTTACTTTGTTTTCCATTTGTTTAAATTTAATCAATTAAAAATTCATCTGTGTTTACTACTTCAACACCTTCTACTAATTCAGCTACATTACTTGTAACGATTGCCGTAGTGTGTGGATTTTTGTTTTCACTTAACCATTTCATTAATGGCTTTACTGCTTGTTCAAATGTTTGTTTTTCCATTGTATATTTATTTAATTGTTTACGTTTAAAATGCTCCTTTGAATACCCAAGCTGCGAACAATGTGCCGATGGTCATCAGTAATGCAACTGCGGATATGAATCCGATTATTGCAATTGTTTTTTCTTTCATTGTTCTTGTTTAAAGGTTTTATTATAATAGCCTATTCCCGTTTTCATTCGGCAAATTGGCGTTTTGCACTGAGTTGATTTTTTGCCATTTTCCCAAGCATCAATCATCTGCTCCTTCTCCATTTCTTTGGCTTGTTGTGCTATTCCATCAATATCAAAGCCTCTTAATCTCAAATTTGGGTCTTTTTTTATTTGCTCTACCAACCATTCTACTGCTGTCTTCATTGTTCTTGTTGTTTAAGTTGTTCAACATCTATCTTAGCATCTGCACACCATCCATCATATACTAACTCACCATTCTCTTCATAAAAGAAATGTTCTGTATTGTTAGCATCTGTAATTACATAGCCTTTATCAGCAGTTGATGGTTCAATACTAATAGGCATTTTTAATGTTAAAATTGTTTTCATTGTTCTTGTTGTTTAAGTTCATCATCCACAATCTCAAGGTTACCACTAAAACAGTACCCCGTTGCTTTCAATAGTCCTTCACACATTCTAATTGCTTCGTCAAGGTCAACATCATTGAATGGCACTTCGTGTGTTACGGTGTGTTCGTATTGTTCGATTGTTATTTTCATTTGTCTTTGGTTTTATATAGTCCGTCTTCTTCTGATTGCTTTACCATTTTAGTTAATAAGCTACCTCTGTATTCGTCTTTTAGTCGTTCCAAGTAAAGCACAAAGTCCATTGCTTCTTCTTGTGCGTGTGTAAGCCATTCTAACGTGTCTAGGTCGGTTCTTTCTAACGTTGTCTTGTACTTGGCTATTCCTACTTGCGAACGTTCACTGAAACGGCTTAAAACACGAATGACTATTTGGTCTTCTATTAGTTGGTTCATAATGTTATTAATATGTTTTTTTCTTCGCTTATTTCTATTTCGTAATGAACTGATTCATTTATACCCTCACAAAGTTGGTATAAGTGTCCGTGTTCTGTTATTCTTATTTGTGTTACTATTCTTTGAAATTGTCTATCGTCTGTTTTTAAATAAACTATTTGACCTATCTTATATAAATAATTCATAGGAAATTGATTAATGTGTTGTAATACTCTCGGCAAAGCTCTACCTGTTCTTTTATTCTTTCAATGACTGCTTCGTCTTTCTGTACGTAGAATACTTTGACACGTCTGTTCTTTGGGATGTGTGAGAAGATATGCTTCTTTTGTATTTCGTCTCGTAGGTCTAAACTTTCTTCCATTAGGTTTAACTTCCAGTGCGTTCGTCTAATCTCATCCTCAACCATTAGTTCAGGAGTATCAACTAAGCAATAACATAACATTGACTGTTGTTTACCTGTTAGCCACATATACCCTTGTAGTTGGTAGTAGTAATCCTTTGTAGGTATCTCAGTCTCAAAGAATGGAAAGGTAGAACCATCCCAAGAGCTTTTAACGTCTAACAATACTTGCTCCGTGTTTACATCGGGTGTTCCTGTAATCCAATCATTCTCAAAATACTCCTCGTTTTTGTAAATAAATCCAACGTCTAAAACTTGGTTGACTAGGTTGATTGATTCGTTTTCTACTTCGTTTCCTTTGTCTGTGTAACGTGAACTAAACTCTTTTCTGATTCCATATTTATCCTGCAAGACCATTTCGTGAATGTATGTCTTAGCAGTCTGTGAAAGCACCTCCGATTTATTGCGAGGTGCTGACATAATTTTTCCTATAGCAGAGCATCTAACTTTCATAGTGCGTTCAGTATATCTATTTGACCATCAGTTAACTGAAACTTACTCTCTAAAGATTCACGTGTTATCTTTCCATCGTTTAGTGCTTTGACTGCATCTTGAAAACGCTTAGCGTCTAATGCTTGTTTCTTTGGTTCGTGTTTTACTTGCTCTCCACCTGCATCAGTATCTTTGTCAGTTACTAATCCTAACATTGAACTGATAGCATATCTACGGATGTAAGTGATTGCAGAACCTAGAACTTGGAAGTCATTCATACCTTTAAGTTGTACATTTTGAGGAATAGTAGTTGAACTTTGTATTTGTTCTCCGCTTTCTACGTGGAAAAGAATCGTCAATACATCTCCTTCGTTAATTAACTGAGTGAATCCTAATCCGTGTTTTTTTAGTAATGGATTAATAACGCTAAAAATCTTCGGTAAATCCGAGTAGGAATAACCATAGCCTTGAGTTGCTTTGTGGATTACTGGCACTTCTTGTTGGAACTGAGCCAACGATTTAAATAAATGTTTCATAATAAATTGGTTTTTGTTTATACAAATATATGAATTTATTTCATATCTCGCACTAATTCTTTATATTTTTTTATAATTTCTTTCAGTTCGTCTACACTCCAGCGTTTCTCAATATGTGCTTTACCTTGCAATTCAATTAGTTTTTCTGCTCCAATTCGCTTTTCTATGCCTATTTGATAGTTTAGTAAGTTGCCTGATAAATAAGTATTGCAGTGTTCGCATTGTAAATGGCAATTATCTTCATTAAATCTTATGTTTGAATGTCCTCCCTGTGAATAGTAGTGTCCACAATTTTTTTTGAGAGGTGGTTTTCCACAAGAAATACAATTTAAACCTTTATCCCTTAATCGTATGTACTTATTAAATATTGTCTGAGCTTCCTTTAACCAATCCTGTGTAGTTTTTAACTCTGTTTTCATCCGTGTTTTTGTTTCCTTCCAAGTCTTCTCTTTGACCTCAGCTACAAAAGCTCTAATGCATTCGTCTTGTAAGCAGTATTTGTGATTAAATCTGATAGGTTCAAACTTTTGTTTGCAGTTTTTACATCTCATAATTTAATTAACCATTGTTCGTGAATATTACTTGCTAATTGTGCAGTCATTATTGGTGGAACTGACATACCAACAATATATTTTGATTTTAAATTTAAGAAGTTATAATCTTGAGGAAAGCTACCAGCTAAACAATTTTCTTTTTTTGTTAATGGTCTTGCGTGTTTCCAATGATAACTACCTCCATCCCTATGAGCTGCAATTGTTGGTAAAACTTTTTTTCTATCTAATTTACTTGAATTATGCAACATTCCTTTATGATGTACAGTATTAAATCCATCTCCTTCTTTACATTTTTCCCAACAAATTAAATAAGACGGACACATTTTTGTTTCAGCAATTGTTGTTTCTATGTCATCTATTTCTTCAAATGGTATTGATTTCTCGTTAAATTCCATTTCTAATTTTGGTATTTCAGTAAACATATCTTGCCAATGTAAAAACTGACTTGCTAAATCTTTTCTTAATGCAACAAAGAAAACTCTTTCTCTTCTTTGTGGAACTCCCATTTTTGATGCGTTTAATAAAAAGTGTTGACAATAATAACCTGCTTCATCAAAAGCCTTATATATTTTAATTACATATTCTTTTGCATTACCTAAAAGCAATCCTTTTACATTTTCTGCAACCACTACTTTAGGCTGTAATTCTTTTGCAAGGTCAATAAAATCAAAAAACAATGTATCAAGAACTTGTTCTGCTTGTCCTTCTCTAAATACTTTTTCTTTACCCCAATCTTTTTCTCTATTACCTGCCATACTAAATGAACTGCAAGGAGGAGAACCATCTAAAATATCAAGTTCATAAAGTTCTTTGGGTAAATCTTTTCGTTTAGCAAAAGTTGTAATTGATTCTAAAAATGAAAATTTAGGATTGTGATTAGCTTTGTAAACTTCCATCATTTTAGGGTCAATGTCGTTATTCCCTATTACATCGAATCCTGCAAGTTTATAACCCATAGTAGAACCACCTCCACAAGCAAAACACGAAAATACCTTTCCTTTGTCTTTTGTAAACACTGCATCTTTTAGTGTCCAATTGTACTTAAATTTATGTTCCATCAGTCTACAATTATTGATTCTACAAATTGACGGAACTTAATCTGCAAGTCAACTTGTTGTTCATAGATTTGCTCTCGGTTCTCTCCGTAAATCCTTAAAACTTGGTCATCTACTCGTCTGATTTCTTGCATTAACATATTTGCTTTACGCTTTAGGTCTTGTTTAAATACTGACTGGTCGTTTAAATCTTCAATCCAATCTGCTAATACTGGCAATACTGCTGCTAATGCAACGAGCTTTTTCTCTTTTCTCATAATTCTACGTTTTTAAATTTAAGTTCGTGTTCTAATTCTTCAATTCTTTTCTTTAATTCTCCGTTTATATGCAGACATCTGTTTATTTCTCTTCCGTGTAAACGTAGTTCTGTTTCAAGTTCAACTATTGCTAACTGCACTTGCTTTAAGTCGTTCTCCGTGTCTTTAGCTCCGTTTATATAAGCTGCAGCTTCAGGTCGTTTTTCCTGTAGTTCTTCTCTAGTTAGCTTTACTTTCCAAATGTTCTTTTGTATTAGTCCTTTAATGTAAAGTAGTTTTAATCCTATGTCCATTCTGTATTTGCTTTTATTGCGTTTAACTTTTGCTCTGTCATTGTGAGCTTCTTTTGCTCAGGTTGTTTCTTTGTTCGGTTAGCATAAATACGGTTGCCTTTAAAGTCTAGCATATAGTATTGATATTTATCTAGGTCTAAAAACATTTTGTATACTCCGTTTTTTGATACGCCTTTAGGTTTACTCTTAGCAACTTTCAAATGTACTTCATTTTTTTCAGCTCCTCTACCTTCAGAATCTAATAATCCAAAAGGCGGTCTCCAAGGTATTAAAACGCTTAGTCCTTTTCTAAACCATACTTGCCCTCCTGCAAAATCTCTTGCACTTGGCATTGGAAAGTAACTTATGTCAGTTCCTGCTATTGTCTTAGAGCTTACCATTGGTTGGTCACGAACGTGATTGATTACGCAGTTATGTCTTCCTGTCTTTCTTGCGTTTTTTCTTACCGTTCCCAAAATCCTGCTTAAGTATTTATCTTCACGTCCTAAGTCACTAGGTAAAAACTCTTCAGTTAATTCGTTCCAAGGGTCAATCGTTGTTGTGTGTATTTTTATTCCTTCCTTTTTTTCAATTTCATCTACTAATTCGTAAAATTTAGTAATGGTTAAATCTTCATCAATTGGGTCAATTACAATAAAATGTTCGTTTATAAACATCTCAGCAACTATTTGCTCTGAGTTACTCATTGAGTTTTGTCCTTGAACATAAGGCTTTCCAACGTACTTGTAACAAAGCTCTGCGAATATCTCTGCACTGCTTCCTGTTTCAGGTGAGAAAATAACGTGATTCCAATTATGTAAACACGAAAGGTTAATTAATATCTCAAACCAAAGCTCTGTCTTTCCACTGGCAGGAGCAGAACCTATGTAAGTTGTACATCCTTCTTTTATTGTGTATGGAAGTATATCCCAATCCCAACCTATTGATTTACCTCTTACGTCTTTCTGTAAGCGTATATCAAAAAGTTCGTTGTTTACGTTTGTGAGTCTTTTGTACATCAGTCTATAATTGTTGTTGGAAGGTTAAATTTAGGTTTATTTCTTTCAATCTTGTTCTTTAGCCAAGTTTTTAATCTTAACTCGATGTTAAACGATGCCTGTTTTTCGTATCTCATCTTTCTGTCTTTATCACCATACTCAGTCCAATAATCAAAAAATTCACGTATCATTCCTTTCTCATAAGAATCCAAAAAAGGTTTTAATTTATCGCCAAACTTTTGTTTGCGAACTAATATATTATCTTCTTCTTTATCTTTATCTATAATGCTAGAGCCTTGCTTTAGCGACGCTTTAGCCTTGCTTAAGCCACCCTTACGCCCTGACTCACTGAGTATCAATCGTTTAGCAGATATTGTTTGCTTCTCTAAATCAAGAAATGAAATTACTAAATTATTTTTTTTAGTTTTTAAATATCCTTTTGAGATTAATAAATCAACCATTTCTGCATTTCTTAAACGGAGCTTTGCTTCCTCTACTGTCATTTGATTATTACGATTCCAGTATTCAGCACAAACGCTAATAAAAGCTCCTTGCAGTTCAAAGGATTCATAGCTTATGTTACCTGTAATCCACTCGGTAGCATTAAACTTAAAGAATGGAAGCTCCTTACTCATTAGTTGTAGATTTACTAAATTCCTCTAAACATTTAATAAGTGTATATGCTTGTTTATTGTCTATGCAGACAGTTTTTGAGCCTTCGCCTTCAATAATCTCAAAGCAAATATGCTCTCCTTTTGATACAATCAATTCATCTTTTGCATTAAATTGACATTTTAAATAAATTTCATTCATTTTATTAAAAATTAAGTAAATAAAAAACCCCTGCATATCCACGAGGCTCGACTTTCGTTTCAATACAAGGGTTAATAATACCTTTTGAGTTTATGGTGTCGAGCCAACTCATTTACAAATATAATAATTATTCTGTTACACTTTCAATTTCATTTAATTTTTTATATCGTCCTTCTGCAATCCATTTTTTTACGCGTAACAACTTATAAAGACTTGTGCAGTTGTTTACATCGTCAATAATGTTTCGTGGTTGCAAAATGTACTTGGAATCAACTAGGAACACTTGATATTCTCTAACAACAGACAAATATTCGTCTTTATTATACTCCATTAGATTTTTGTGCGTTTGTATGTTGTGAATTACTGATGCGTGATGCTGGTTAAAGAATGAACCTATTTCGTTAAATGTTAATTCCTCTTTTCGTAGTTGATTCATTAAAAAACATTTCTTGTAGATGTGTTCTTTCTTTCTGCAGCGTTTGTTTAGTTCGTCTCTTTCTATCAAGTAAGTTACGCGTTCTATTAAATCGTTTTTCATAATTGCTCTATTTTAAATGTTCCATTGTTGAATCTACCTGTTTCGATTAAATCCATTTTTTTCCAGTGTGCTAAGTTTTTTGAATGAAAACGCCACTCCTGAATGGTCGTTAGTCCGATGATATAGCTTAATTTATACATAACGTGATTAAATAAAATATGATTAACATTCCTGCGATTACTAAACTTACTGCAATTCCAAGCATTGATGCTTCATAGTTTTCTTTTCTTTTGTAGCTCATAGCTTTTCAATTTCTTGTTTAACTTCTAAATAATATTGCCTTAAATCTATGCAATCAATGACAAATTTGATTGTATTTAATGTTTCTAATTTTTCATCAACTGCAATCAATGCACAATTTTTTATTCTTGAATTTAATAAATCCTCATTATCTGTCAAATCAATTAATTCTTGTGCAAATAATGTTCTTAATTCTTTGCATTTTTCTTTTGGTGTCATAACGTCTGATTAAATTTTATTTCACATATTCTCCTGTACAATTCCTCATTGAATGTACCTCTGATTGTTTCGTGTGATGACTTCGTTGCCCAGAACTTAATCATTCTTTGTAGTTTAAATACCATAATCTTCATATTGTTGTTCGTGAATTTCATCTATCTTTTCTCGCATATCGTCAAACAAAAATCCTTCGTTATGACGCATATTGTCTATTTCCTCAGCTAACCATTCTTTATAAAGTACAGTAGGTGTAATGTCGTTCATTCCGTCTACATCTTCTTTCCACCATTTAGCATCTACAATATCAAAGTCAATAGTAATCCATTCTCTATCGTAAATTCTATCTTTGGAGTAATGCTCCCACCACCAATTTAATGTTACCATAAAACAAATGTTTCCTCTCTCGTAATAAACATCCATTTGGTGTCTGTCGTATTCTATATTTAACATATTATTTATTTTTAGTAATTAACTCTCCGTATTTCTCTAATACAGGTGATTGAACGTGTTTTGCTTCGATTTGCGGAGCTTTTGGTGAACTTGCATAGTTTGGTTGCGTTGCAGTAAAGTAAAGCATTACACTCCAAAATAATGTAAATGCAATTGCACCTCCGATAAAGTCCTTTTGTGTTTCGTTTAAAGTTTTCATAGTCCTAAAGTTTTTACTAATTTATTAATAGCTGCCCAACGTGCAGTTGCAACGTCTGTTAATGTGTCACGTAAACCTAAAGTGTTGATACAATCCTGAAGGTCATCCCACAATCTTTTTTCTTCTAGCATAATAGCGTTAATCATTTCTTGTTTTTTCATAGCTTTTTAATTTGTTTGTGAATTAATTATATGCAAATATAAATATAAGGTTTCAATTATCAACAATTTTTTTTACTTTTTTTACATTTATTTTTAAAATGCTTGATTTTATTGGGGAAAATGTCGCAAATATCTACTAAATATGCGACACAATTATTTGTATAACTGTGACAGGTGCTATAAAAAAAGGGATGCCTTTCGACACCCCTCAACTAAAACCAAATAACTATGAGCTGCAAATATACTAGAATATGTGGGAAATCCTACAGACTTGTCCAAATTCTTTATGATGCAAAAATCCTTCAACTGCTTTTGGGGCGTGAACGTATCCCGATTTGTGATGCCAAGAGTCTGTCCCTGAGGGACTTCTAAGTGATTCTACACACACAGACATTATATCTTTACTTGTTTTGTGGTGAACGTGATGCGTATAAATGTAACGATGTTTAGATAAACTCCATTCGTGAGGAAACTCTGTTGCCAACAATAAAGGAAGGTCTGCGTGTTTTGCTCCGTCCCCGTGAGTTGTACCGATTAAACTATTCCCATATAAAAATCCTTTGCGATGAGCAATGCTGCAATCGAAAGTAATATTATCACAATTTCTAAACCACGTCTGTATGCAATCTGCAAGGAAGAAGCCGTGTGTATAGTCGTGATTAGATGGATTAAAGGTAAAATGCACATCAGCAATAGATAGCAAAGTTTCCAAGATGTCAACATATAAGCGTTTTGCGATTAGAAAATTAGAATACCACATTCCGTCCGTGTCTTGTGGAGTTCCTCCCGTTGTAGTTCTTTTAGGAGTATCAATATGTAAGATATCGTTTCCTCCAATAAAAAGTATTTTGTCAATGTTAAAACCTGCACACTTGTCAAGTATTCCTTGAACACCTTCTTTAACACGTTTAACTGCTATTTGATTGTTGTACTCCTCACCTGTTTCAAATGCTTCACAGAGCTTTCCGATATGGATGTCAGCAGGGTCAACTACTAATAAATGTCCGTCTGTTGATGGATTTCTAAAAATTGTAGGGTACTCAGGTTTAAAATCTCGAATGTCTTGTAAGATTTGTTCCTGTAATTGTTTGTAGTTTGTTTCTTCTGATTCTTTAAAGTTCGGATTTTTAAAGAACAATGATGCGTTTTTAGACTTTAACCATCCGTGTTTTACGTCTGAATCGTCTAAACCAAGTTCATTGGATTCACGTTTAATTGCTCTGTATTGTTTAACTACTTCAAATTCATCGTGACTTATTCTTGGTCTAAAGTTACCCATATATTAAAGTTTAGTGAGAAGTTTTATCCTACTTCTAAAGGTTTCACTTAAGGTCAACCTAACAAGGAATCCTATAATAAATGCCAATACTACAATAAACCAATTAATTTTAGTCTTTGTAATGTATTTATTTTTGTATTTTACCTTCTGAGCTTCCGCTTTAATGTATTTTGTTTTGTACTTGTAAAGAATACGTGTCTGAAATCTCGTTTGAGGCACTTTATAAGCCTTGTAACGAACGATTGTATCTTTCTGAACGATTACCTTCTCCCAATAAATAGAGTCCCTTAAAACGTAAGGAATTGAATCTATCGTTGAAATAGTAATTGTGTCGCTAGTTTCACCACAAGTATATCCTTTTTTGATTGCACGTTGAACGTGATAATTAGCAGAACACGAACCTAAAATAATTAAGGTCGAAATGTAAAGCGATAATCGTTTAGCCTGTTTAACCATCCTGTCAAAAATTTAGCGTTTTTACCTGTTCCTATTGCGTAAAAGAATCTTTCTCTCTCAGCAGTTAATGCATCAAATAACTTACGAGGTTCAATTGAATTAGCAAGTAGTATTGTTTTAGGTCCTATTAATCCGTCTACATCGCATTGTAATCCGCAATGATTGATAGCTACCTGTAAACTTTTAACTGCTTGTCTTGCTCCTGAACCCCACGCCATACCTGTTACAAATACTGCTATGTTCTGAGAGTTATAAGCATCACCTCTAACGCCATCCCAATATCCTTTTTTGAATATCTTAAACCAATCTTCTGCGTTCATTAAATAGAATCTCGCATCATTATCAGTTCCGAAAAAAGACGCCCAAGTTTTATAAGTTATTCCTGCGTTAGTGTGATATCCCGTTTTTCCCTTGTAAGGAGTTGGACAAGGATAAGAAGAAGCTGAATCGTTTTTATCTCTACTTAAACCACCTTCCCACTTCTTAGTGAACTTAACGTACTTTTCTATTATTGTCATAAATTGTTTTGTTTTAGAACAATCGAATGTTCTATTTTAAATCATCTAAGGTTTCTTTACCTCTTTTGGCAAACTTAACAAACTTATCCCATACATTAACTCCTGTAACACTAAAGTAACTTTCGTTGATACTTTTAACTTCCGTGTAAACGCAGAACGTAGTAAACGCTTTTGTCATTAGTAAATCAATAGCGATGAAGTGTCCTAAGATATCCGCTACAACGTATTTTTCTAGTAAGAAGATAAACACAATAGCACCACTATATAAAAGGCTCTTAGAAATGGTGTGAGATAGTCTACGGGAGCGAATTGATTTCCATCCGCTTTTTCGTACTGAACGCCAAATGCCAAAAAACGTATCTAAGATAATTGCTATAACTGCGATTAAAACTAAAGGCTTTACAGGAGTAAGAATTGTAAGCACCGAAAAAACGAGGAGAGATAATTTAGTTTTCATTTTGATAATTCGTGTTTATTTAGTTTAGCGAGAAAAACACGAAGTTTCTCAACGTTTGTTTCTTTAGGTTTGTAAGCACCTAGCTTAATTCGTTTTTTCATATATACCAACCTGTATAATTATTCATTGAATCAGGGAAGATATCATTGTTCTTGTTTGAACGATACTCAGGAAACAAAGTCTGATTGAAAGACATATAATCAATAAATCTCTGTGTGTAACTTTGAGCAATACTTCTTTCCTTTTCTAGTAAATAGTCAACTTCGTTTTTATCTACGTTCTCAGAGTTCTCAGACGAGTGTTTGTAAACGCCTTTGTTTGCAATTGTATAAGCTGCGAAGGGTAAATATTCTACCATTCCCCAATGAATCAACATCGGTTTCACGTAAGTGGTAACCAAAGACAAATAGTTACCTGCAAGAGTTCCTGCGATAATATCAGCTTGTAGCTTTTGGAATAGTTTTGTACCTAAGTAATTCTGTATGTGAATATCTTGAGCTATCTTGATAAATTGAATGAACTTATCCGTGTCCACGTTGCCATTTAAAGCCGTGTAACGAACGATATCATCTCTAGTGATAAATAGTGCTTCTGCCATTAGTTAAATCTATTGTTGGTTGGTAAAAAGCCTTGATTTGGCATATCTACGGGACGCATTGCAACTTGCTGAGGATTTCTCACTCGGTAACCTGCTTTCTCTGCTTTGTTAGTGCTTATTGTTTTTGCATTAGGACTTAACGGGTCAATTCCACGTCCTTCTTCAAAGGCAACGAATGTTTGACGCATCCATTTATGATGACAAGCACCTCCACCTTTGTAAAGGAAAATATCATAGGTATCTGCACCTCTTGCTCCCCAACCTGCGTTAACTACTTCTCTGCTCATTCTTTGAATATCCTCTTTGCGATAAACTTTATTTGCAGCAACCATCTTTTTGCAGAACTCACGAGTATTGTCTTTTACTCCTCCGTCGTATCGGTAACGAGTAATAAACTTGAATCCATCAACAGTTTTATCTTGTTCTGATTTAGCTCTAGGATTAGCAGTACCTGTACTTACAAAATTGTAAACTTTAGATAGTAAAGATTGACTAGGATTGTTAGCATTTTCAATTTCTAAATCTATTGCGTCCTCTTGGTCGTAATCAACTTCAAATTCATCAATTAAAAGCCAATTTTCACTTGGTTCTTCACCGCACTCAATAAGAGCATTAGCAATTTCTTTATCCATTTTGCTTAACTGCGTTCCATCTGTTCCTGTTTCCTCAGCAACTTGTTCTGCAGTTTGCGTGTTCTCTAAGTCTACAAACTCCAAAGGTTGTAATGTACGGAAGAATAGTTTTAAGCTGATTCCGTTAAACGCTAAAATTGAATCAAATGCCTCTAAGATTTCTTCTTGGAATGGACGAATAACCATATTGTCAAACAAGATAGCAGAGTTTTTAAGCTCGTCTGCGTTGGAACTGAATCCATTTGAACTAGCAACCCCAAATAATAGCGGAGAAGTAACGTTGTGTCCTAGCATAATCTTGCGTAAACACTCCTCAGATAAATAAGTGTAGTGTTCAGGAGCATCGTTTAAAGGAATGTCATCTACCGTAGTCTTAGATTCGGCATTGTCGTTAAATGCTACGATTACTTTTTGTCCTCTTGAACCTGTTAGCTTGTTCATTACTTTAGAAGTAATCATTGACTGTTGCTCCTCAGTAGGCACTCCGTTGTTGAAGTTTACTACTTTAGTTCCCGAAAATCCGTTTTGAACTTCGTTGATTAAGTAATCAGCTATTTCCTCCTCAAGTAATGCATATGGAAGTGAACCTTGATAGTCAACATAACTATAATATTTCATCCCTACTGAATAAGGCTTAGAAAATAGTATTTCTACTTTCTCTTTGCTAAATCCAAATGCAGGGATTCTTTTAGGTGCGTATTTTTTAACGTCTGTCCAATCATCAGAATAGTAATATCCTTCGATTTCTCCGTCTTTATTGCATTTCTCAGCACGAAGTAAGTTTACAGGCATATGATACGCCTTTAAAATCTTTTCGTGTCTTTCATCGTAGTGTACTTGCACTGCAAATTGACCTAACATCTTTCTGTCTAGAACAATCTTACGGATATCATCCTTGCTAAACAAAGACATCATTTGAGCATACTCGTTCGGTTTACGATTAGCATCTAAAGCACTTAGTCCTTTTCCATAAACAAGACGTGCAATGTTGTTTATAATTGCCGAGTTCGTAGTTGAGTTTGTGTATCTGTCTATCAAAAACGAATAGTAATTATTGTCCTCACCGTATTCAACCCAATTATCACGTTTGGATTCTTGGATTACAGGCGTTGTGTAAGCACTTAGGCTTAAGATATGTAAGTTATCACTCATAAACTATGAAAGTGTTTGTTGTGGCATTAGAAGTATATGTTCCGTTGTTTACGGAGAATGTTGCAATGGATTGATTAGTACAGAAAATTTTATCCTTGTGACAGATAGTTGCACCGTTTGAAAGTAATAACGTGTAAGTGTGATTATCTACTAAAGCAAATGTTGCAGTAATCGTGTTTACATAGCCACCTTGAGTTGAACTTGTAATGCCAACCGTAATAGTTACATTAGTCTGTTCGTCTGTAATTGACATCGTAGTGTAATTCTCAAAGCGAGGAATAAAACTAAAGGTCTGAGCTGATGTAGAAGGCGTTAATACTATCATAGTATATAAACCTTAATATTTGAATTTTGTTGCAAATAAAAAAGGGTAGCCTAAGCCACCCTCTTAAAATCTAGAGATTAGAATACTATGAGTTAACGATAGTTGTAGTTGCTCCGAATACTCCCGTAGAACCAATTAAACCTGCTTCTGTTGTAGCGTCTAATAGATTAGCAAGAATTTTCTCAGTTCCAACGAATGTCAAAGTGTAACCAACTAAATCACCCATTGCAGTTCCGTTTGTTACGTTTGCAGTAGTTAATTCCATTCCGTGCTCAATACCTGCAAGGAAGAATTGGTTGTTACGTGTTTTGATTACTACGTTAGGACGTCCGTAAGACAATAACTTAACTGTCTTGTGTGTAGCAGCGTCTTGTTTTTTCAAAGTAACTGACAATGTTTGCTCTACAAATGATGTTCCGTTTTCACGTGAAGTTGTGATTACTTGGTCAAATGTATTTGTTCCTTTCAATTGGTACTTGTACAATGAAGTTACGTTAGCAATTGAATCAATCGTGTCTGTTGATGTAACATAAGTTACGTCTGCAGGAAAAGAGTAATCTCCGTAATTAATGAAGTAGATAGCGTCAATACCACCTACAACGTCTTTACATACTTCTAATCTGCCTGTTGTTATTTCGCACATATTTATGTATATTTTTTAGATTAAACAAAAAAGGGAAGGCACTTTACCTCCCCTTTCAATTATTTGTCTGTTAATTTTAGTTAGCAGAGTTTGTGATTCCGTAAGTAACTACGTCTGATGCAAAACCGTATTTAGCATCTGCAGTGAAACGCATAATTACACGTACATTTTGTGAACCATCCAAATCTCCCATATCTAAAACTTTCACTTCATTCATATCGTTCAATAATCCTGTTGCAAAGTACAAGTTAGATTTTTGAGCAAGTAAAGCAGTATTAGAGTTCAATCCGTTAGCCATAAATACACGAACACCGTCAAAGAATACATCACCTAAAGTTTGGTTTGTTCCTTTGTTGTCGTAACCATTAGCACCAACTCCTGAAGCAGCAAATCCACCCAAAGCACGTACATAAGCACGGTAGATGTTGTTTGATACATACAATGTCAAATCTTCTTTTCCGTAGATAGCAGAAGGAGCAGCATCAACGATTTTACCTAACTCAGCAATAACGTTAGCAGCAGTAACCGTAGTACCTGCAACTTCTTGAGCAGATGGCAAAGTAGCATCAGTTGTAAGTTGTGTCATAATACCTGCGAATTGACCTGCAGTTGCGTTAACACCTCTCCAAATAGATACTTCCATTGCAGCAGCAACTTTCTCAGCAGCGTGTGCCAATAAGAAATCTGTAAAGTTTTTCGGCATTACTTCGAATGCAGAGTAACCCATTGCGATAGCTTCCCAATCGGAAACGAAATCTTTTTTACACAATTGTAAGTTAACTTGGAACTCCTCAGGTTGAAGGATTTTCTCAGTTAAAGTAATTGTAGATGTAGCATCAAAATCACAAGTTGCGTTAGCAATGATGTCATCCGTAGCAACACGTTTGATTACTTGTTTGAATTTAACATTAGGAACGATAGTGATTCCACCTTTGTCCAATGTTGGTGCAGACAACAACGCTGCTGCGATGTATTTTCCTGCGAACTCACCTGCGTAAGTTGTAGTAATGCTAGTTGTAGTAGCCATTTTGTTTAAATTTTAAATTGTTAATATTATTTGTTTAATTTTTCAAAGATTGAGTCAATTGTTGAACGTTGTTTGTTTTTTGCAAAACGGTAAGGCTCAACTTGATTCGTGTTTTCAGGATTAAAACTAATTGGTTTAGGGTCTTCCATAAGTTCGGTTACTTCAGGTGCAACTTCGTCAACTTTGGAAAGCAATTCCAATTTAGCTTTCAATTCGTTATTTTCATTTTGTAATGCTTCGATTTCTGAAAAGAAAGTTTCTTTAACTACTGATTCAATAGTTTTCTTTGCAGTCGGTGCAGGTGCTGCTTCTGCTTCAACTTCTACTTCTACTTCAGGAGCTTCTGCTTCGGGAGCAACTTCCTCAACTACTGCTTCTTTGATTTCAGCAATAATTCCTTCTACTGCAACCACTAAAATCATTCCGTTCTCTAGTTCGTATTCACCAATTGGTAAAGGAATCATTTGCTCGTCAGGAGTAACAATAAAAACCTCGTTATCCATTTCAAATGCGTCTGCTTCAAGAACTGTAGTCCCATCTATCAACATCATTTGCTCTAATTTCACTTCCATTCCTAAAAGTGATTTGATTTTGTTAATTGTACTATTTTTCATTTGTGGTTTTTAATTAGTTAAATAATTTTTTAGCGTTTTCAAGTGCTTTTGCTTTTGCTTGACTTGATTTTTTTGTTGCTGCTAATTCTTTTTGTCCTGAAACAATATAACTAGGATTAGCTATTCCTAAATTTTTAAATTGTTGTGTAACATCTTCAGCAATTGTTAAACCCAAATTACAAGTAACTTCATTAGTTCTATAAGCTTGAATTAATTTATCAATTGTACTCATAATGCTTTTAGATAATCCATTTGCAGCATCAATTTCTTTTGCAGATTGCATTTGTTTTTTTAATAAATCATCAGGAGTTGCTAGAGCAATTTCGTGTGATGCTAACTCTGTAACTTGAGGCTCAATTGCTGATACCTTGCTAAATACTTCTTTTAAACCCATCTTTTGTCTTTTTTATATAAACTTGTTAATACTTACTTTGTTGCATTTTTATCCGTTCTGACGGACTGTAGTTCTTACTCCTGCATTCTCAGTTATTGTAACTGAATCAATGCCTTGTGTAACTCCTATGCCCTGTGCTTGTAAACTTCCATCGCAACATTTAGTTGAGTATGTTCCGTTTTCGCATAGACATCCTCTGCGACCTCCTTTAGGGCTAGAGTAACTTGGTGTTTTAGTTTTGCTCATCTTCTATAATTATTTGTTTGATTTTTTCTATTAATAAATCCTCATCCGACATTTGGGACATTTCTAATTTGTCAGCAAAGTAACCCTCGATTGAAAATCCTTTTACTTTACCTTCTTTAACATCGTTCCATACCTCATCGTTGTTTACCTTCATTGAAATCATCCACGTTCCTTTTGGCAAATCAAAGCCATAAAATCGGGATTTATCCGATTTACTATCGTCAATTATCCAACTTTCCACTACTGACATTCCTTTGAGTTTCTTGTCGTGTTCGTAGGTAGCGTTGTTTTGGTTTGAGTTCATTAAGAAAAGCTCTGATGCTTTGCGAACTGTGTCCTCTGAAAAGTAAATGTAGTATTCCTCTTTCGTCTTTTCGTTTACTCGGTAGATTTGCTTGTTAGGAACTAATGCAGCACCCATAAGAATCTTTTTCTCTTTGTCTACTTCTTTTAACTCTATTTCGTGTTTTGATAAGTGAATAAAGTGTTCCTCAATGGCAGGAGAACGCACGACAGAAACTGCGTCAATTCCGCTTAATGAATCCTTTTCGTCAATTACTAATTCTACAATTTTCATATTTTATAAACTTAATTATTGTACTAATGTTGCATTTTCAACTCTGTTTCTATCTAGGCTTTGTGCAGATGTTACATCGCCTGAAACAACGTAAGCCTTTGCAGGTTGTTGTTGTAATTGTGCTAACTGATTGATTCCTGAGTTACCTACAACGTTGAAGTTTGGTGATACTACGCCACCTCCTCCGCCACTTCCACCTGAAGGAACGTTACCACTATCACCTCCACCGCCTGGCACTTTTACTGCTGCAATTGATTTAATATTCTTAAATCCTGCTGCAATTGCCACACCTGCTGCAATAGGAGCTAATGCAGGACCAACTACAGGAACACCAATTGTTGCAGAGTATGCTTTTTGAGCTGATAAAAAAGTTTGTATTGTTGCTTCTGCGATTGCTGCTGCTTTACCTGCTTTTGTTTGTTTACCAAATAGTTCTGATATATCACCTAATACACTTGCAGTTGCAGTTAATGCTTCCTCTTGATTCTTTTTCTTTTTCTCATCTAATGCAATTTCAGCATCTGATATTCTTTTACGAACTTCACCAACACCAACTAATCCCTTTTTCTCTTGCTCTTGGAAATCTTTAGTTTTTGATAAAGCACCTGCTTTTAATACAACAAGTTTTTCAGTTCCGTCAAATAAATCTTTAGCTTGTTTATCTTCTAAATCTTGTAATTCTTTCTTTCTTGCTTTCTCTAAATCAACTGTGTCTTTATTGTACTTTTTGGCTAAGGCAATTTCAGCATCATACTTTTCAGTGATAGCACGAACTTGTAACTCGTATTCACTTTTGAAAACATCAGTTGCTTCTTTTTGGTTTTCCTTAATTGCTTCTAACGCTTCTTTTCGTTTTGCTGCAGCTTCATCATTCATCGCCTTAACGTGGTCTGCTGATGCTTTTGCTGCGTCCGTTTGTTCTTGTCTTACTTCAACTTGATTTTGTTGAGCTATTGCTTGACGATTCTTGTACGCTTCTTTTAAATCTGTATACTCCTCTTTTAAGGCTTCTCTTGACTTAGTTACTAACTCACGTTGCTTTTCAATTACTTCATCGCTTACGCCTAAGTTTTTGTAATTTGCTAACGTGTTTTTCTCCTTTTCGTATGTGTTTCTTGCAGTTGCTAATGTCGCTTTCTCTAATGCAATTTCCTCATCTGCGTGTTTTAATGCTAGTTTTCTGATTGCATCGGCACTTGCACCTGATGCTCTAGCCATATTAAGCTCTTGAGCATTTTTATTTTTTAAGGATTCACTTGCTCTATCACTTGCTGCAATTTGTTTATTTAGTGCGTCCGTGTTTCTCTTGGTTGCGGCAGCAGCAGTATCGTTTGCTTTTGCTGATTCCTGAAACATCGTTACCAACTTGTAACCAATTGCAATTAAAGCTGCGATTCCAGCAACGATAGCCATAACAGGATTGGCTGCCATAATAGCATTGTACGCTAAAGTAACTGCGTTAACTACTTTTTGAACAACTGAATTTGCTTTAAGTACCGCACCTAATGACTTGAAACTATTAATGCTTTCTCTTACACCTTCTATTCCTTGTTGAATAGCCATCGCTGACTGCACCTTTAATAAAGATTCCTCAACTAATGCAGATTCCGCTCCAAACGTACCCATAGCACCCTGAGCAATACTAAACCCTGAAGTGATACCTCCTAATGCACCTCCGAGTTTTTGACCCATTGTAGTTGCAGCAGCGTCAACTGCCATATCAGTCTTAATCTGAACTTTGCGATAATCTCCGACGGTCTTTAATAAATCCTTGTATTCTTGTGTTGTGGTCTTTCCTGCGTTTGCTAATTCATATAACCTATCCTCAGCTTCACCCATACGAGTGGTGAGTGGTTGCAGGTCACCATATACGTCTTGAAAACTTGCTGAAACATCATTGGTAGCTTTGGATAAGTTATCCATTGCCTTAACGGCATCTTTAGTATTTACATCTATTTCAATTACTTTCTTTTCAGCCATCAGTTAGGTTTTTTTGTTGCGTGTTTTCTTCTCTCTTGACGTGTCATTTTACGAAAGGATGTTGTGTAAGCGTATTTTCCTTTTGCGATGTCGATGTTCTCTGATATTCCGTAGAAGTTGTCAATGGATAGCATTGCAATTATGTTCTTTATCATTTCTGTATAATGTTTATTGTTTGTATTTCTATTGCTCCTGTTCTTAACGTGTATTCAACTTCTATTGGATATACATCTCCGTCTTTTCCTGCAGGTAATGTAACATCAACAAATTGACTTGCAGTAGTAGTGCTAGGAGAAACTGTTACTCCTCCAACTGTGCTTCCTATTTTAGTAGATTCAGCATCATTAATAAAATTGATAGGCACTGCAATAGTTCCACCTCCAACTCCAACGTAAGGGATTTGAGTTAAGTTTAGTATTGGTCTAAAATCTAAAATCAATTGAAAGTTTACCTCACCTGTTGTTAGGTTTGACTGCATTGAATTTATGATGTATCGTTTGTCTCTAATTACTAATCTATCGTTTAATTTTAAGCCTGTAAGTAAACTGATAGGAAGTATCGTTTTTACGCTGATTAACCTTTGTTTAAGATTGTAAAGATTGTACAAGTAAGAAAAGTAATACGTTCCGAATAAAGTTTGTTGTACAGGTACATTTAACAACGTGGAAATATCAGGTGCGAAGTTTAATGTGTAGTCTGTAAGGTTGGTTCTTAAATCCTGCCCAAATGGTGTGTAACTTGTAATTGTAGTTGTTGAAGTTCCATCGTTAAATTTAAAGTCAACTGTTTGGTTCGTGTATTGATAAAGTAGAATAGGTTTAGGAACGTAAGGAGCAAACTCGTTGTTGAGTGAATAACCTACTTGTAAATCTGTACCTGTGAATTTAGTCTGTAGTAAGTTCTCGAATGGAACTTCTAGAGTAAACTCATCGCCATCGTAATTGTATTGATAGGATGTGTCTCCATATTCACGCATAAATAATTGACTGAACTGCTTATTTAAGAATGATTCCGAGTTTTGGTATTTCATCGTAATCTTCTTGTGGAGCTTCATTTTGTCTACATCAATAGTATCTACGTCCGTATATTTAGAAATATTTACAACCGCTCCTGCAGAGTACCAATCGTCTAATGGTTCTAACTGAAAACTATTTTCTAAAGTTGCATAGCACGTTAAATTAAATATTTTACAAATTCCGCTAAAGAAATCACTAATCTTCATTACTGGAGAGTTAGAAGCTAAGTCTGTATTTAAAATCAGAACATTGTTAGCACAAGTAGCCACACAAATAGCGTGTATGGTAAATGCACCTGATACAATTGCAGTAATCGTATAAGTTACAGAAACATTAATTGTTGATGCTAGATTAGTTCTTATTTTAAAATTATAAGTAGAATCCAATCCTATAGTGTCTTGAATTGTAATCGCAGATAATGCTCCTGTTCCTAAAAATGGAATGCTTTGAATTAAGTTCGTGTTTTGATAAACATCTATAAATCCTCCTGTGGTTGGAGACATTGAGTTTATGTTTACTACAATGCTATGATTTCCACTATTTAAACCTAAGTATTGAACTCTAACTGTATTATCAGTTAAATTAAAAGCATTACTTGCATCGTTTCCTGATGATGATAAACTTGTAAAATCAATATCTTCTGCTTCCGAAAAGAAGTTAAAATCATTTCTATTTTTGTACCACAAGAATAGCTTAGTAAATCTTTCGTCACTTAAAAATGTACCTGCAAAACCAACTGAGTATTTATCAGCGATTGCAGTAAATAATTCTTTTACTCTAACTGCAGGAAATAACTCATCGTAGTGAATATGTCCTGAAGTTTGGTGAATGTCGTGAGAGCTGCTCGTAGGTATCGTTAACCACGTTGGACTGATTGACGTTGGAGCATTGCCTTGATATGTCCATATTCTATTAGAACTGATTAAAGGGTATTTTACAGGATAGGTGTCAGTAGTATCTGTGATTCGTGTTTTCACTTGCGTTCCATTGTACAAATGGTTTAAGCTCGTGTAATCTAAATCAGATAATAAATCCTCTCCAAAGTAATCTAGTAACGTCTTACCCTCTCCGTAAAACATAAGCGTGTAACTTTCCGCTGCTCCTTTTTTAAGTTGTGATTTCTCAATCTGAATCTTACCACGTCTAAAAAAAGTTAAGTCAATTTCTATAAACGCATTTCTACGAATGTTGTGGTCTATTGTTGCGTCTACATCGCTTTGATAAAAGTGTTGTAAGATAGCATTGTTGTAAGGCGAAGCAGGAACTGTAAAGCTCTGAGAAAAGTCCGTGTAAGTCTTTGAGATGTCAGCTACGTTCTGCTGAGTTGATGTTACCTGAATTTGCTCATCGTTGAATAGTTCGAGTCTTTGTCCTTCGATATATACTTGTACTTTTCTATTCATTACACTACTGAGTTAATTGTGTCGTATGCGTATTCAAAGTCTAGTTGGTAATTAATCATATGTGTGTTGATGCTTTTGAAAAGCTCAGTTGATTTCGTGTTTATTTTTACTGGTAAAGAATCAAGTAGAATCCTCTCGCTTAACATTAGTTGTCTAATCGTTTCTGAGAAACTTTCGTTTACCCAATCGGTATTTACTTTAATCTGTTCTTTTGCGTTTGTGTTAAAGACTTTTCTTTGTCCTTCTTGAACGCTATAACTTGGGTATGTTGCAGGCATTAAATTGTACTCCGTGTTTTCTACGTTGATAGATTTGTTACTCGCTTTGAAGAACCACTCAGTTTGCCAAGCTCCGTATTTATTTACAAAGTCGCATCTTACAGGCGTGTATTTACATTCTCCTTTCGGTTGGAATGTTGCAGTCCATACCGTAGTTCCTCCATTAATGATTTCTACTTTGTTTCCTGCACTTAAATACGATGAGAATACTCTAGGATAGTCAAGTACGTTTAACGTTCCTAAAGACGAAGTATTGGTTGCACCTGTAACTAGGTTTGTGTATTTGATTGTATCTCCTGAAATATTTTCTATTGTGATGTGTCCGTAACTTCCGCTGCCATCTAAATAATAGTTGAACGTGTTTTGGTCTAAGTGAACTCTGCTAAGATTAGGATTTGCTCCGTCCGTATAATTTCCGTACCCTTCGTAAGCTCTGTAAGTTAATGTAGAACCAAACTGCACAAATGAACCTGTAGTTTTCTTGAATGTTTTGATTCCTACCCAACACCATTGAGCAGATGGATTAGCTGCACTTGTTGTTGTAATGTTTTGTAGTGTGTTGTGATTGATAAACTCACGGATGTAAGGTGATACATCGTAGTAAGTTGCAGGTGCAGTTGATGAAGGTATTTGCTTACTTAATGTGTAAGCAGGTGAAGCAGGCATTGACGTACTATTTCCGTTCCAAAGAAATATCTGTATCTGAGAAGCAGTTTGTGATGCTTCGTTTATTGTTAGAATGTAAGGTGAACGTGCGAAAATTGCCATCTATTTTTGTGTTGGAAATGTTGTTGTGTTAAATAATTTTATTGCGTCTAATCCAAATGCTTCTACTAATTGCTCAGGCAAACGCTTATACGCTTTCTCAAATGGTTTAGTAAAGAACAAACTAGGCTTGATTCCGTTAAAGTAAACTGAACGTGCAATAGCAAAAGACAAAGACTTTCTGTTTTTAAACTTTCCTTTTTCTCTAGGTGCTAATCCTTTACGAACTACCCACTTGTCAAATGCTTTTGCTGGTGGCATTTTGTTCGTGTATTTGTAGTCCGTATTGTACTTCTTTTTAATACCTGAAACTCCTTTGTCCTGATAGAATCCGTACTCCTCCATTGAGAAGTCCATCTCAAATGAATTAGGATTAGCTTTGACATTACCTTTAATAGAGTTATACAAACTCTTAGAGGAGTTCTTTCCACCCCTCGTAAGATTTGCTTTAGATTGACTAACTACATAGTCTCTAAACTTGTTTAACTCTATTTGTAACTCACTCTGCTTCATCCGTGTTTTCAGTAGGCTTCGCAGCTTCGTTTAAGATGTTTAAAATAGGAACTCCAAACTTCATCGGTAGTTCACTCAAGATTGCTTCTAATTGCTTTACTTGCTCTTCGTTTAATGTTAACATACTTTGTTTTTTAGATTAATACTACTCCGATAGCATCAGCCACATATTGATTGACCACGTTGTTATCAGTCCCCCAAGTTACGAATTGTTCCTCAGTTAGAGTATAGTTCCCTTGACTTAATTGCTTTCCGTCTTCGGTTAGTAATTGCCAATACGTTGTGCAAGTCGTTGCAGTCGTTTCAAAGTTCAATACAAGTACGCTTAATCGTGTTGCAGTACCTTCGTTAAGTGGGTAAACGATTGGTTGAATCGCTACTCCGTTTGTGTTTGTTGTTTCCATTATTTATGTTTAAAGTTTAAAGTGATACCCAAATAGTACCGTTATAAAATTGAGGTAAGTTTAAGGTTAAGTCATATACAATCAATCCCGTTGCGGGTGAAGCAATAGCGTTCTTTTGTGTGGTTGTCATTCTTGGAGGAAGAAAGCCTTTTGTGGTGGAAGTTACATTTAGTAAAGCACTTGCAACGTCAGTAGTAGAACCTATAATAACATTGTTAGTATTTCCTTTTATGAACAATGCATCTGATGTTAAAACGTCATTGTAAAAAGTAAAATCCCCTGCACCATATGTAGCAATAGACCATTTTCTAACTGAACTTAAAGATAATTGAAAACCCGTATTTGTTGCGTGATTTATATCAATTCTCGTAGCTACTGCATTTGTACCGCTTATTTGGAAAACATTTTGAGCGGATGCACTCACCCTCGCAGTCCCGTTAACATCTAACTTGAAACCTGCATCGGTTGTTGTGTTGATAGCAAAGTTTCCCGTGCTGAATAGTGTTGCTTGAGCGGTAGAAGAAGCACCTGCACCAAACTTAATGCGACCCGTTGCGAAGTCGTTTATTATTGCTATGTCGCCAATAGTTGCACTATATAAATACGAATCGCTTGAAGCAATAAATTTATAGCTATTTGTTGATGCTGAATACTTTCCTAATCCTATAAAACCACCTCCTGTTGTTGCTCTTAGTTCAGCAGTAGATGCAGTTCCACTTGTGGTGTTGGAGGCATTTATTAAAGTTACTCCGTTCTGATTTAGCGAAATAGTCGTATTCCCACTCACCCTCGCAGTACCGTTAACGTCAAGTTTGAATCCTGCGTCTGTGTGTGTTCCGCCATCTTGGATAAGTAGGTTACCCGTTGAAAACAAGGTCATACTTTGAGTAGCTGAAACCCCACGAACAAACAAAAGTCTTCCCGTTGTTTGTCTTGCACCGATAAACATATTTCCCGCAAATGGTGAACCCGTTGCAGTACCTCCAATTTGAAACGAACCTATGTTATTGTTTGCGTTGTCATACATATTCATCCCACAAAAACCACTACTCGATGTGCTTCTAATTGCTAAAGTTGCATCAGTACCAGATATTTTAAATGCTGAGGAAGACGCTACAAAGTCAGCTCCAATTATAAACCCTCCGTTTATTAGTAATTTTGCATTCGTGTTATCCCACGAAAAGTTAGCTGATTCTTGAACTACATTTCCCGTACCTTCAAACAATACACGTCCAACAGTACCCGATGTGATTGCAGTAGTACCGATTGTGATTCCCGTAGCTCCTGCAGGTGAAATCTCAACGTATTCTGAACCTGTCCAACGATATGTCTTGTTAGTGTCCTCTGCTATGAAGATTGTTTTGAGCGTACCTGTTGCAGGAAATGCTGCTAGGTTTGCGTAGTTCTTTACCTGTGATGGAATGTTAATATCTATTGCCATACTAAATTAATTGTTTGATTGCTTAAAGTTGCGAATGTTGAAGTAGCTA